CACCACCACCTGATAGTTCATCGTGGTCCCGTCGAAAAACGCCTGGCGCAGCGCCGCGTCGGACGCCGCGTCCTTGAACACGCCGCTGCCCGACAGGCTGGCCGATTTGATGCCGCCTTCCAGCAGCTCGCGCCACATGCCGGCCGAATCGGCGTTGGTCACATCCACGGTCTGGGCGTTGAACGCCAGCGATGTGGCCTTCAGCCCGGCAACGCTGGTGAAGCTTTCCGGCGATCCGCCGTCGCCGATTTTGATCAGAAGGTCCCTGCCGCGCTGGGCCGTCATCGTCTTGCACTCCTGTTTGAATGGAACATTGCCGGGGCCGTCACAGGCGCACCGCGCGATAGGGCGCCAACAGCGCCAGCGCGGCTTGCGGCATGGGCGCCGCATCGCCGCCGCGATGCTCGTAAAGCCATGTGACGGTCTGCCCGATCGCGCTCTTGATGGGCGCGGGCACATCGGCCGCGCCGCCATAGCCGGCGGTGAAGACGATGGACACCGCATCTGCGGCGCGAAGGCCGGGATGCGGCGAAGAAAAGATCAAACGGCCGCCCGGCGCATCAATCCGGTAGTCCGACGCGTCCAGCACCGTCGCCGCATCATCGGCGCCGTAGAGCGTCACAGCGGTCACATCGATCAGCGGCGGCAGCGGCAACGCGACGGTGCCGCCCCCCAGCCCATCCAGCCACAGGGTCCAGCCCTGGGTGACAAAGGCGCGGCCGGTGTGCCATTCGCAGCGCACCCGCGCCGCCGCGATCAGCGACGCGATCAACTCGTCCTCGTCATTGCCGCTTTCCACGCGCAGCCAGGCTTTCGCCTCGGCCAGGCTGACCGGCTCTTCCGCGGGCGGCGACGTCAGTTGCAGGGACATGTCTCGTTTCCGCAAAGTCAGCCTCCCCTTCGCGCGCATGGCGCGCCGGAAGGGGAGGTGTCGGCAACGCTGTGTCGGCGGAGCCGACCGAGTTGCCGACGGAGGGGTTGAAAGAAAAACCCTCGCGATGCGGGGAAACATCGCGAGGGCCGCGCGGCAAACGCCGCGTTCACGCGGCCGCAAGGCCGCGATGGGAATGCCAGAGACCCGCCTCCCCCTTTGGTGCGCCGGCACCAGGAAGGGGGAGGTGGTTTCAGCGTGCGAAGCCGACTTCTTGGGAGGCGAGCGGAAGCTGAAACCGCAAGGGGGTTCAACCAATCAAGACGCAGAGAATTTCAAGAGCTTGATCGCCTCGAAATTCTGCACCCCGCCGCCGACGCGCTTGGTGGTGTAGAACAGCACATAGGGCTTGGCGCTGTAGGGATCACGCAGCACGCGGATACCCACCCGATCGACAATCAGATAGCCGCGGGCGAAATCACCGAAGGCGATGGAATAGCTGTTCGAGCCAATGTCAGGCATATCCTCGGCTTCCGTCACCGGATAGCCGAAGATGGTGGCGGGCTGGCCCGCCGCCGCACCCGGCTGCCAGATGTAATTGCCGCTGGTGTCCTTGAACTTCCTGACCGCGCTTTCGGTCTTGCGGTTCATCACCCAGCGGCCATTGGCGCGATAGGCCTGCTTGGGCGCGTAGGCCAGGTTCAGCAGCGCATCGGCGGGGGCCTCGTCGTCATCGACAAAGGCGCCGTCGGCGCCCGAGGCGATATAGCCGATCTTGCCCCAGCTCCAGCTTGCGTCCGCCACGTTGGTGTAGGCCAAAAATCCCTTGGGCTTGGCCGAGCCGTCGCCGTTGACGAAGGCCGCGCCTTCCTGTTCGGCGAAGACGATCTGCACCTCGTCGGCCAGCCACTGCTCGATGTCCACCTGGGAATCGTCCAGCAGCGCCTGGGTGGCGGCGGGCATGGCGTAGAGCTCCATCGCCGGGAAATCCAGCGCCGCCAGGGTGGGCGTATCGGTCTGGCTGATGCTGCCGGTCTCGCCGACCCAGCCGCTGGCCGCGCCGGCGGTGGTGATGGGCTTGCGATAACTGGCGCCGCCGATGGCGCGCACGCTGGCGATGGCGCGGATGGGCGAGGCCTGGCTCAGCACGCGGTCGATGGTGCGCTCGATCTCCAGCGGCACGGTATAGCCGCCATCGGCGTTGGAGCCTTCGCTCATCGCCTTGACCTCGATATCAAGGCCATCACCCTTGCGCACATAGCGGTCGAAGGCCGCCTTGCGCTCGGCCAGACGGGAATCGAGCGCCGGATCGAACGATTTGCGCTCGCCCGACAGCAGCGGACGGCGCGCTTCCAGCATCAGCGCCTCCAGCTTCTGCTTCTGTTCGGTCAGGGCGGCGTCGATGCGCGCCACCTTCTCGGTATCCAGCACGTCGCCGCGCTTTTCCAGGCCCTTCAGGCGGGCATCATTGGCGTCCTTGAAGGCCTCGAAGCCGGCGAGGAAATCCTCGAAGGCCGCCTTGATCTCGAACGTATGCTGGCTGCCGTCGACAGCCTTGGTTTCCAGTTCCATGCTTTCTCCTGTTGAGCGCCCTGAAAACAGTCAGGCAGTGAGGGCGCGGCTTGCCTGACGAAACAGATCCGCCAGGCCCGTCTCGGCCCGGCGTTGCCCGATGGCGGTGACGGTCGATCCCGCCAGCAGCGGAAAGGTCACCACCGAAATTTCCCAAAGCTCGACCTGTTGCAGCAGGCGGCCGGCGGTTTGCCGCTGCGCCCGCTGGGTGCGAAAGCCGATCGACAGGCCGTTCAACGCGCCATCGCGCAACAGCGCGGCGATATCGCGCGCCTGTTCGATATCGCTGGTCAGGCGGCCCCGGACGTACAGACCCTTGCGATCCTCGGCGATCTCCTCCCACACCCCGATCGGGGCGTGGCTGAAATGCTGGTACAGCATCCGCACCTGTGCGGGCCCGCGCCGGCGCAGCGACTGTGCGAAGGCGCCCGGCGCCACGGTGTCGCCGCCGCCGTCGGCGATGCCGAACAGCGAGGCATAGCCCTCGAACTGGTCGGGACCCAGCGGGGTGAGGCCCGCAAAGATGCTCTTGCGCGCCAGCGGCCGGCGCGCATAGGCGATCTGAACCATGTGGAATCCTTCACCCTCCGTGAGGGAGGGTCGAAATAGTGCGGCAGTTTTGGGGAGTGGTCCGCGCGCGTTCGCGGCTACGGCTGGGCCCGGTCGATCTTCACTTCGATCCGGTCCAGGCTTTCCTTGATGGCGCGCACCTGTTCCTCGATCACCGCGACCTTCTGGATCGCGGCCTGGTCGGATGAAACGGTGCGTTCCAGGTCGGCGATGCGCTCGGCGGCGCTGCCCGCCCAGAACAGCGCCCCCGCGGTCTGCAACAAAAAAGCCGCCACAAGGGCGGCAGGAAACTTCCGTTCCGGCATCTGCCGGAAACCATCGATGACACTCATGTGCTCACATCATTGCCTGTATAGGTTATGACAGCGGGCGAGAAATCCCAGCCGCGTAGAATCTTCAACGCGCTCTCCAGCGCATCCTTCACCGTGCCGCGGCGGATCGCCGCCACCATCTCCTCGGTGTTCAGCGACACCGTCGCCGCCTGGTGGCCGCGCGGGCCGGGCAGCGACAGGAACAGCGGCACATTGTTCATCACCCCGGTGATGATGAAGTCCTGGAACCAGCGCTGGCGGATGATCTTCGCCGCGTGGCCCACCAGCATCAGCCCGATGCCGGTGGAAAGATCGAAATCCTCCGAGATGCCTTCGGTCTCCACATAGGGCAGCACGCCCGACTTGTCGGGCCGCCAGTCCTCGCCGAAAATGTCCACCGTGCGCCAGGCGCAGAAATAGCCGCGGCACACCGGAAAGCGCGTCTCATAGATGGCGCAGCCGCCGCCGGTGCAGTGTTTGCAGGTCGAGCCCGAGACCTTCTGGATCTCCGGCTTGTTGATGGTCGGCCAGGTGCAGCACACCGTGCACTCGCCGCAGTCACGCCCCGGGATCAGTTCCATGCCTTCCCACATGCGCCCTCTATAGCACGTCTCCACCCTCCACCGGTGAATAGCCCGCCGCCGCACGTTTCTCGTTGATGGTCAGGAACGAGGCCCCGCTCAGCTTTTCCCACAGCGCCTGGCGCGCCTCGCCCAGCGCCTCCACCGCATCGGCGTCATAGCCCACTCGCAGCCCCTCGCCGAAGCGCGGGCACAGCCAGCGCGTCAGCGCCGCCGCCGTGCGCGCCACCTGGGGCAGCACCGTCTGGCGCCAGAAATTCAGGTTGGCCTCGGCATAATTGGCATAGGTGTTGTCGCCGGGAATGCCCAGCAGCATCGGCGGCACCCCGAAGGCCAGCGCGATCTCGCGTGCCGCCACGCTGCGCGTCTCGGCGAAATCCATGTCCGACGGGGTATAGCCCATCGCCTTCCAGTCCAGTCCGCCTTCCAGCACCATCGGCCGGCCGGCATTCGATGCGCCCTGATAGGCGTCCTCCAGTTCCCGCTTCAGCCGGGTGAACTGCTCGTCGGTCAGGCCGGGCGCCCCGTCCGGGCCCCTATATATAAGTGCGCCGCTGGGCCGGGCGGCATTGTCCAAAAGCGCCTTGGTCCAGGCCGCGCCCTGGTTGTGCACGTCGATCGCCGCGCCCGCCACCTGAAGCGGCGACAGGCCGTAATGATCGTCCAGCGGATGGAACAGCGCGGCATGCAGCACCGGCAGAAAGCCCGACCCGTCGCGCGCGATGCGTGTGGTGCGGCCATCGACGATGTAATCGTAAGCGGCCGGCCAGCCGCGCGCCCCCGCCACCACCTTCATCCGGTCGGGCCGCAGAACGTGCAGTTCGCGCGGTACCCCGTCCAGGCTCACCGCCTCCAGATAGGCGTTGCCCGCAGAATACAGCAAGCCATACCAGCGCTCGAACAGGGCCGGCCCGTCCTCGGCGGCGTTGGGTCGCGCCAGGAGTGTCAGCAGCGGATGGTCCTCAACCTCGGTGGGGCCGTCATAGAGCAGGAACGGCACCGAGGCCGCCGCGCCCGCGATCTTGCGCACACAGGCATAGGCGATGGCGTTGCCCATCACGCCATTGCGCGCCAGCGCCGCGGCATCGCGGCCCGACCAGCGCGCGCTTCCCGACAGGGACAGGGCAAACAGGCCACCGGGGACCGTGCTCTTGGTTTCGGGCGCGGCCTTGCGGAAGAATTCGAACATTGGAACCTCTGTGATCGCCTCACCCTTCGACAAGCCGCGGGTGAGAACATTCCCTCATTCGTCATGCTGAGCTTGTCGAAGCATGAGGCGTCGCGTCCGCTATAGCCTGCGGATCTTCGGATCGCCCCGGCGGCTGGCGAACAGATCGGCCAGCGCCCATACCAGCGCATCCATGCGGTCGGGGCTCTTGGCGCCCCTGCACCCGTCGTAATGGCACATCTGGTCTTCCAGTTCGGCGAAACAGCCGGCGTGGTGGATGCGGCCGGCCTCGTACAGGGCGGCGGCGGGCGCGGCACGGGTGATCTTGCCGCGCGTGGCATGAACCAGCGCGATCGGCGCGGCCGCGTCGGCCTGTTGCAGCACGTTTCGCACCATCTCGCCCCCCTGGTTGGCCTCGGCAATGATCGCATCGGCCTCGAAGTCCGCATAAGCCTGCATCACCCGTGCGGCCCATGCCGCCGGGGTCAGCGATCCCGCCGAGCGGTCGGCCAGTACGAAACCGTGGTCGCCGGACCTTCCCGCGACAACAATTCCACATTCATCGCCATTGGCGGACGCAGGCGGATCGACGGCGATCACCACCCGCTCCAATACCGGCACATCGCGCACCCGCGACTTCTCGATCCATTCGCGCTTCCACAGCGCGCCGTCGTGATCCTCGATCAGCTCGCCGTCCAGTTCCTGGCGCCCCAGCGCGCTTTTGCCGTAACGCGCCAGCATGAAATCGTAGAAGCCGTCCGCCAGGTTGGCGGCGTTGTCCGCCGTGCGGCTGACCGTGACGGCGACATCGGGCGCGGCCATCAGCGCGTTGAGCGGCGCGATGTTGCGCGGTGTCGTCGTCAGCAGCATGCGCGGATCATCGCCAAGCCGCATCGCCATCAGCGCCATGTCCAGCGCCTCTTGCGGATCGCGCCACTTGGCGAATTCATCGCCCCACAGCAGGTCGAACTGGTGTCCGCGCAAACTGTCCGGCTCCTCCGCCGACAACAACGATGCGATGGCACCCCCCGGCCACAGCACGCGATTGTTCGACGGCTCGAATGTCAGCCCGTCCACCACGTTCAGCAATCCCGATTCCCCTTCCACCATCACCGCGCGCACATCGCGCATCGTCGCCCCGATCAGGCCGATGCGCGCCGCGGCACCTTCGGCCACGCGCTGGGCCACCCATTCGGCGCCCGCACGCGTCTTGCCCGCGCCCCGGCCGCCCAGGAACAGCCAGATGCGCCAATTCCCGGCAGGCGGAAGCTGGGCATCGCGCGCCTGATAGGGCCACGCCAGAAGCGCCTCAGCCTCCTCTTCGCTGAGGCTTTCGAGCAGGCTCTTCCTCTGCGATCGCGGCAA